ATTCGGTAGAAATGATTCATACCGTGCGGGGTAGAAACGATAATAACCTTCGTTGATTTACCAGAAGTAATAGTAGGATATACAGACGCGAAGAACTGGTCAGCAATATTGTTTTGAACGAACGCAAATTCGTCCAAGAAGATGATGTTGAACGACATACCACGAACGGCTGACGCAGAGGTAGAAGCCGCAAGGATGGTAGATCCGTTTTCTAGTTCAACAGAACCTTTGTTCCAGGAGATGATACCGTGCTGCATCCACTGGGGTAGGTTTTCATATGCTAGCTGTAGACGCCCTAGAATTTCCCTAGCAGTGGACGCCTTGTTAGCAAGAATACCAATAGTTACGTTATCATTAAATACCAAATAGTGGAGCAAGAAAGCAACACAAGTAGTAGATTTACCAGTCTGACGGGGCATCTTACAGATAGTAAATCTCTTCTCATGGAAACTCCGAATAAGATTTTCCTGGAAATCATATAGCTTGAATGGGATAACACCATGGTCAAGCGAAACGATCTTGATGTAATTTAGAGCAAAATAAATCGGATCTTCTTTACACTTCATCAACTCCATCACCTGCTCTCGGGTGAAGTTGACGGCTACATTAGTTTTCTTAAGATTGGGATTACCAAGATACTGTGTATCAGCCATGTAATAAAAAAGCCCTACACTATGTAGGGCAGTTAATTAATCCTCAGTAATAGTAACAATAGTTATCGTTCCAGATGCCTTTACATATCCATGAATATCTCTAGCTCTACTGCGCCCTCTAATTTCATATCCAATATCCTCTTCAGTTACCGTATATTCTAGATCTTTAACGGTACCTGTAATAGATCTCCATTGATTTGAGCCAACTAGACGCCTTTGCCAGTTAAATGTCTCGTCATATGGAGGAGAACCACCATCAAATTGTGTGCGTGTTTGTACTAATAATGTTCCCGGAGTAGCAGTATCATCTGGTCTTTGTCCAGTTACAACTCCTCTAGTTCCAGGTAAGACTCTGAGTTTGCGAACAACCGGGGATGAAGGTACTCCCTCAGTTACGATTGGTGCGGTGTTTCTATCCGAAATTCTATAGTCGGCTCTCATCCGACTGTTGAGCATATCATTTCCTAATTGAATCTCATCCGATGGGATTTCAAATGAACTATTACTAACATCTTCCCAATCAGTTATTTCTGTCCAGGATCCGGGATTTTCTTCATATAGCCACTTAACTTCAATTTCTACAGCAGGTGTTCCGCCGCTGTAGTTTGGTATACCGGCATATATCATTCTACCAGAAACGAGATCTTCTGGGGCAACTACAATAGCAGGACCTCCGGGAACTAGGGGGTCCTGGGGAGCTATCGCATTATTATCTTCATCGTGACGCACATAATCACCAACAGGGAGTGGTTCATTATTGAAACCATGCCTTTGGTATTCTTCTGGTGCGTCAGTAGTAATACCAGGAGTCATACTATAACGTATGTAATCCTTACTAAAGATTTTATATGTTACACCGGTCCAACCAGTATCTTCACCCAAAGCCTCTACTATTTCAAACTGAGGTTGATTTGCTGAAGGGATACCTGGGGTATCACTATATCTAACGTAGTAGAGATTGGTGGACGAAATCATTTACTTAATTTTAATAGATTTAGGAGAAAAATAATAACCATTAATGAGATGGTTCCACTATAAAAGTCCATCGGTCGTATGAGCGATTTTCTTATATATTCACCTTCTATGTATGAACATAATCCCAAGTGTGGGAACCATAACAAGAATGTAGCAAAGAGCACCTAAAAACAAATCGTTGTTAAGTGCGTGCTTCAACAGTTCCATGCTCTCAAGCTCTTTGATAGACGATCATCGCCAGTATTGTTACTGGGCTTTTGACGCTTACGCATCCCTTTCATTCTAGCGCAGAATGAAGCACGGCGCTTATTGCCGACCTTCTTGCTAGGTGCTTTTAGATCACTACCTGGGTTCTCACGCTCATAGGACTTGCGCCCCTTCTCGTTCAATCCACCATTCTTATTTTGACCTTCTTTCTTGGTCCAAGCAGCTTCAGTTTGTAACTCGGCTGCTACTGGGGCTTTTTTGTGCTTAGGACCTCACCAAACCACTCTTGGTTTTCTTCACTAACCTGACTCATAACCTGCTGTCTCCAACCGGTCATTGGTTCTGGCTTGATTAGATCTACTACTTCAGCAAAAACGTTTCCGTCAGCGTCTAGAATTTCTACACCCTCATTAGACATGCCTTTGAGGTTGTTGCGGATATTCTTTAGTTTTGATTTGGATGGACTGTGACCCTTGGCTACAGCATGAATCTTTTCAGCTTGCTTTGCTTTTTTGTTGGCTTTCTGAGTGCGGATCTGTGGCTCAATATCGCGCTCATCGGTGTGCTCACCAGCCTTAGCAGCATGACCGATAGCAGAAAGGATCTTCTTACCAGCCTTCATACCCATCTTGCGCTTGGGTAGTTCTTTATAGCCTTCAGCAATCTCATCTGCTTCAACACAGAATTCTGCGAAGGTCTTCTTCTCCTTAACACAGTTAGGGACTAGCTTACCTTTCTTCTTCTTAGTACCTTTGGCTTCGTAGCCATCCCAGCACTTATCAGCACCAACATTATCGCGAGCAGTTTTCATCTTACCCTCAACAGCATACTCCTCCTTAGCAGTCTTGGCTGAGTCTGCGAATGCTTTATCTGTGGGGTAATTGTCGGAACTAGGCTTTAGTGGAGCCTTACCTTCCTTTTTGCGTTTGTTAATGTTGTAATATAATCCCTTACTAGCCATTTTATGTAATCGCGGAGGATAAAATAGTGGGAAAGGCTATCAGGACTTCAACGACGAATAAATCCGTCCCTCATTATTTTGCCTTTCGCATTTATTTAGTCATATTGTTTTTTGCCGTCTTTGATGTAACCAGAGCCTTTGGCGTCATAAAACTTGATGCCTCTCTTCTTTCTGGTCATGTAAAGATCATCCTTACGCTTCTGGTCAGATTGGCGCTTCTTAGCATCATCTACCTGAGCCCTAAAGTCCTGTAATTTTTTCTTTTTGTGGTCAGAAGACATCCCACCAAGCTCTTTTTGACCAGGAGCCTTGGGCATTTTGATAGCTTCACCCATGGCTCCGCCATCAGTCATACCACCCTCTACGGGAGTTTCGCCATCATGATCATCCCTATCATGTACATCTAGTCCATATAGACCATATCTACGCCGCTCAGGACAAGTACATTCTTTTTTGGATTTTTCGCACTTCTTACAGAAGTTAGATTCCTTTTTAGCCATGGTCAAGCCTCGGGTAGTTTGTTAAGCATTCCTTCTTTGATCATCTTCTGTAGCTCTGAAGTTGATCCAACAAAGACGGAATTGTTGGTAACATTGGTTTGGTTGTTTGAAACGTGAACCTCATCAAGTTCCTTTACTTTCTTCTGTAGATCTAGAAGCTTCTCAGCGACCTCCGAAACGTTCTTAATGCCGTTGATTGCGACTTCATATGATCTAGGGCTATCGCCCTCGTTAGCAAGCTCTAGAGCCCCATTAACAGCCTCCTGTCCCTTTTCAATGAGGGAGTATAGCTGGGCGCGAGCATACTCGTAATCTTTTTGTTGGTCGTTCATGTCCTTTTGCTTTGGTGAGATTTCTAACGAATCTTCATCAGATACATGGACAAGGTTATGAACCTTAGGTTCTTTGGGTTGTGACTCTATATTTAGAGTTTCATCTATAGAATCAAAGCTCATGGTGTGTAATCCTCATTCTGTGTTGGGCTATAGACCTTTGAATCGAGGAATAGAACTGTTTCCTCATTGAATCCAAAGTCATCATCTGGTTCGGCATCAAATGGATCAACCTCAACAGTATATCGCACTTCTCTTGGAGCAGTACGACGAGTGTCGGTATGGTAATCAACTTGTACCTTGCGGATGAGTCCGTCGCCACTTTCGTCAATTGGACCGAATAGGTAAGTCTTAGCTGTAAAATTTAGATTGTATATTAGAATACGTCTAGAGCTAAAATCACCTTCATAATCATCGGTAAAAGCAATACTATCTAGTACAATAGGAATATCGCGCTTTTCGCCGATAGATTCAATTAAATCAATAGTAGTTGTAAAGCTAGGTTGGAAGTATGGAAGAATTTGCTCAACAATCTGTAAGCAATCTTCATTTAACTTAGCCATAATGTTTAGCTCAAAGCTAACATTGTAGGGCACTGGTAAATAAACCTTCTTTAGCCTTTCACCTTTATCAGTTGTTTTAAACATCTGTGTAGGCTGAGTTTTCCTGGTAGCATCATAGGTGATACCAGTCATCTCAAAGGACATTCTGGGTAAAGTAATTTGAGTGGGCTGATTTAACTCACTCTGCTGATTAATCCTAGCCAAGAACTTTTGAGTAGGACCATACCCAATGGGGACCTTCATCACATTGATGACGTTTTCCTTTTTGTCCACCTTTTGTATTTGAATACCATTAAATAGATTTCCAAATCCGACTACAGTCTTCTTAAAAATCTCGTGGTAGAAATATTCACCCACAGCTATTTTCCAATAAAGGATACTATCTATTTATAAATTAATCATCAAATGGGTTATCTGGGTCAAAGAAGTCATCATTTGGATTCAAAAACTGGTTATATTCTTCATCATCAACAACTTCTTTAGCAACAGTACCAATTTCCTCGTTTTGGGAATAGCCATCAGGTAGTTCATCCCTAACAAAGTCCTTGTATGAGTACTTCGCACCACTGCTTTCACCTTCAATGATCTCACCAGGAACAAAGTTGATGTCGTTTCCTTCTGGATCTAGGTTGGTTACATCTAATTTACACTCAATCTCATCCCAATTTCTAACACGGGCTTTCATTCCAGATGTCTTACCGACAACAATTTCATTAAACAAGAAAGTTCCCTGTCCAGCCAAAGCAGGCTTGGATACTACAGCGTATGACTTCTTGTTCAAGTTTTCGGCAGGATCTTTGATAATTGCCTGAACAATCTTTTCACCATCAGTCAAAGCAAGTCCTTCTCCGACTGGATTATTAAATTCATCGTAGATAATGATGGGAACATCTTCTGGATATCCTGCGCCACTCTTGGTAACTTCAATCTCAACAACACCGAAGGATGTTGTGTTTACGCCAGCACGTACAATAGCACCAGAGCCGCCTCCACCAGATATAACGACCCGAGGATCTTCCGTATATCCAGCACCACTATTAAATACAACCAACTGCTTTAGTGCTGGTTCAATAATGTTACTATTGGGGTTTGTTAGTAGAGCAATTACGGATGGCTCAACTCCACCCTTAATGATAGTACCAATACCACTCCTCTTTCTTTGCATTTCGGGTGGTTCAATCACAACCTCGGGGGCATCAGTATAACCGTTACCTTCGTTAAAAATCTTTAGTTCTTTAATGTATCCCTTACCGAGATTGATCTCAACTTCAGCTCTATTGCTGATGGGAACTAGCTCTAGGGTGCTGAGATCACCCTTCTTAATAATAGTGGTATCGATCTCATCAATAGTAGTATCAAGAATTTCATCCTCATACTCAAATAGTTCGCACTGTAGCTCGTAGGTATATCCTTTACCTAGCTGATAGAATGGCTGTTCGTGCTCAACAAATTTAATCTCAAAAAGTCTTCTGCCTAGGGGGAAGTAGATTAGATCTCCTTCCCTAGGTCTGTGTATGTTTATTAAGCTACCCTCATTTTTCTGAGTATTCATGAGGTATAGCATCCTTGAATTCAAGAAAGGAGCGATATAGTTTTCATATCGCTCTCTTGAAAGCGTTAGAGTAACCTCGTCTTTGACTTGAATACCAAACTTAGACATAATATCACCCTGACCGCCGTAGCCGTCAAAGTTGTTTAAGTATGCCTC